CCATCTGCGCTAGACGATTCGTGTTCTCGTAGATGAGCGACGTCTGTCCAATCGGGTCGGCAGATCCAGGAGGCGTGTAGTTCGTAACAGTCGTACCAGTGCTACTTCCAGGAACTGTAATCGGAGACGCTGTTGTGTAGACGGACCATTCAGCACTAGACGTTGTGTTTCTAACAGCGAAGAAGAGAACCTTGATCGCATGCGAGAAGCGAATGTCGAAGGACTGCGTAGGATTCGTGTTCGGCGTGAACGACTGGCGAGGAGCTGTCTGAACCTGCTCAATCAAGATGTCACGAGGAGCACAGGCCATGCGCTTACGCTCATCGTTCGAGACGATTGCATAGTTAGCCCAAACCTGCGTGTTTCCAAGAACTGGCGCACCACCAACCAAGTTAGCAGACGTAATCTGAGCACGCTGGTTGCCAGCTCCAGTAGGTGTCTGATTCGAGAGTACTACCAACTGAGTCCAGTCACGGAAAGCAAAGTTGAGACGCATCTCGTTGTAAGGCAACGCCGCAGTAGGGAGAGCAACTCCACTGTCCCTTCCGTAGAAGAGTGGAAGAGGCAAGTTGAGTGTCTGAGCCGGAATAGTTCCAGCAGTTCCCTGAATCAACTCGTCGTATGTTCCAATCATATTGTTGTATCCGTTTCTCTTTCCAGCCGGGACAGTGAAAGCAGCCCAGAAGTCGAGGTGGTAGTTGTCGAACCTAGCAGCAACGAGGTCATTGAACGTGATGCAGCACTCACGAATGATGTTGTGCATCAAGTTCTTCGTCCAGCGAATGCGTCCATCAGCTGCATACGGAGCAGAGGTAGCGTCATACGTGAGAGAAGGGGTCGTGAGACGGAGCCACGTCTGGAGCATGTAATCTCCAGCACGGGAGATCGAGACGGACCACTCCTGGTTGAAGGCAGGGGAGCCAGCCGAGCGGGAGAGAACGACGGGGACCTGGGTGAACCAAGTCGCCTTTCTTGTTTCGCGAACGAAGTAAGCAGTAGCATCGGGGCCACCGTAGAGGTACTTCTCAATCTCGTCGAAAGTAGCGAGATCGATAAAACCGGAGGTTACGTTAGAGGTGCAGATAGAAGCCATTTTTTATATTAGACAAGATTTTTTTTTATCAATTGTTTTTCTTTTAAATGAATTTGTTTACAAAATCTAATTATGAGCTTAAAATAAGACCACTATGATGATAAAGGTATGACAGATCTAGATATTTTAAATATAGATGCTAACATTAGAAAAAACTTTGAGGAAGAGTTTAAACGTATACCTGAATACAAGGAAACACTACATGAGATAGAAGAATCACTTAAAAATGAAAGTCTTCGTCGTAGAGTAAGAGTTAACCTAGAAAAGGCTAAAAATGACTTAGTTAAGCATATTCAAGAACTTGAAACAAAGGTAAACTATCATTTTTATGTAACAGAATCTCTTCCATATATAGAACAGTATAAGAACATAATTAAAGTACCAGCTAAAGTAAGCTTTATGGGAAAGATATCAAAGAATGATAAAGAGAAGACAGAAGTTTTATCTGGTTATCTTGAAGTAGCTAGTAAGTATGTCAATATTACTCTTGAACATGCAGTAAAGTCTAGTAAGATAACATGTCCAAACTGTTCTAATAAAAAGGAGTTTGATATTGTTGATAACAATACTTTTATATGTACCAAGTGTTATGCTCGTCAAAATATCATGAAACATACGTCTTCCTATAATGATATCGATCGTGTTAATATATCTAGTAAATATATGTATGATCGTAAGGTTCACTTTAGAGATTGTATTAATCAGTATCAAGGAAAACAGAATAGTACAATACCTTTACAGATATATGATGACTTAACAGAACAATTTGATAACCATCATCTTCTAAAAGGGAATACTTCAGTTCCAAAAGAGATAAGATTTCAGTCAATAACAAAAAATCATATCTTAATGTTTTTAAAGGAGCTAAACTATGCCAAACACTATGAGAATGTACATCTTATACACTATGTGTTAACTGGTATAAAGCCAGATGATATAAGCCATCTTGAGGATTTATTACTAGATGACTTTGATGCTCTCACTGATTTATATGATAAAAAGTTTAAACACATAAATAGGAAGAATTTTATTAATACTCAATATGTGTTATACCAACTACTTCTAAGGCATCGTCATCCATGTAAGAAAGAAGAGTTCGTTGTTCTTAAGACTATCGATAGGAAGTTCTTTCATGACGAAGTCTGTAAAGTTTTATTTGAAGAATTAGGTTGGAACCACCATCCATTTTTCTAAATATTTATTCTCAAAGTATAGTACTTTAAGAATACTAATAATAGCTCTAATAACTCTAATAACTTTACCAATTTTACCAACTACCCATACCTCCAACCATGCGTTGTCTCGGTCCTTGTGGTGCTTTTCTGAGTTGCCACATCTCATCATTTCTCTTACGTAGAAGAGAACTCTGTAGAGAGTCACGTTGTGCTATGTTAGCATTTAGAAAGGCATCGTTAGCTAGAGCTCTGATATCTGAGTTGTATTTGTTTCCAAACTCATTTCCTGCTTGAATAGGTCCATATGAATCGGCAAACTTAGCAAAGTCTATGTTGCTACGAGTAATGTAGTTTGGCATTCTGATGGCATTTATGTCGTCATAGTAGAACCTAGTTTGTCCAACTACAGGATCATTATAAGATCTATAAGACGTACCGTATCCAGAAAATCTTGGATCATAAACATTAGCTTCGTTTATTGTAGGTTGTTCTAGTGGTTTAGGTAGTGGTTCTATAATGTTAGGATCGTGTTCTACATAGTTAACTTCTCCTGTTACCATATCTATTTGGCGAGTAGTTGGTAGAAACTGCTGTGTAAAGGAGATACCTATGTTACTGTTAATTGGTTGATTAACTTGGCTTGTTGTGTATACTCCAGGTTGGATTGTTTGTGTATATAAATTTCTATTGTACTCTTTTAGTGCTGGATCCTGTTCGCAAGCTCCAGCTGGAAGATTGGTAGGTAGACCAGCTGTAAAGAGTTGTTTGGGATTATAACCACACTCTGTATTAATCATACCGTAGTCAGAATAGTTATTTATTAGTTTATCAACAGGAGTTGTTCGAAGAAAGGGAACATTTCCAAAGTTTTCAACGAATCCTTGTTGGTTTACACCTTGTTGGCTACCTCCTTGTTGGTTTACACCTTGTTGGCTCATAGCTTGTTGGCTCATAGCTTGTTGGCTCACAGCTTGTTGGTAGTGTTGTTGCTGGTATCGTGGTTGATACTCTGGTTGATATTGTGGTTGTTTTCCTGGAATTAGTAATCCACATGTTTCACGGCAGTCATAAGTTGGAGCACAGCATGTAGAAACTTGGTATCCAGATTGATAAACGTCATTCTGTGTTTCATCGTTGATAGCAGAGTGAGTTATCATGTTGTTAGCTTTCCAGTAGCTCAAGTCATGCGACGGAACTGTAACTACAGGAGCTATAAGCGTTTTTGGGTTAGGTGGTCCAGCAAGTTTCTGGTTAACAGATGTCCATGTTTTGTTATTGAATGCTCCTGGATTATCTGGTGTTCCATCTAGCTGTCTAGTATCATTACAAAATCTTTTTGAGTTACTTAAATCAGCACACCTTAGTACATTTACGTTTGTTTGTTGTATACAAGGTGATCTATAATTTTCTGATACAGTCTTCATTTGTATATAATAAAGAATAATTATAAATAATAATGATAGAAGAAGAAACAATACACTTTGTTTAAAACCTATTAAGAATAGTACTATAGATACTAATATTACTAGTCTAGTTAATGCATTCATTTGTTCTACAAAATTCATACTAGCTACAGGAATAAGTTCATAGCTACAAAATAAACTTCCAAGATGCTCAAGCCAGAATGTGTCTTTTTGACATGTTAGAACCATCTTTACTGAATAGAAAAATAAAAAAAATGTTTTTCGATAAGTATGGTCTAATACTTGAATAATTAATCTATAGGAGTCTCTTCTTCTGTACTATATAAAGTAATACTAGAAGAATCTCAATTGTCATTTACTTATATATAATCTTATTTCTAAGTGCGTTTACGACAACGTCCAGTAGAACGATTATAAGTCTGATTTGTTCTACATGGCTTACGAGACTTTCTAGTAGGTGTCTTTTTACTTAGAATAAAGGTTGCTTTATATCTTTCTTCGTTACTTAGTTTCGTTCTGTTTCCTAGAAAGGTAAAATATTCTTTTGCTAGTTTGTACTGTTTTTTCTTTGTATCTTTTAGTACTTCTAGGCGTACTTTCATAATCATACCAACTTGCCATATTCTTTTGTGTGGATATTGTTTGCTCTTATAGAGTTGTTCTAGTTTTTTGATAGTGCTTTTTACGTCTTGTACAGTGGTATACTTTATGTGTATTGTATCTTCTGGATTTTTGTCGATATATACATCAAATGACTTCTTTGGGTCTTCTGGATTATATAAGAATCTAGCTCTAGTGTGACTTCTAGTATACTTCTTGTTTCTCAGTCTACATGATTTATTTGGGCTTTTTTGTTTGTTTATACAATATGTCTTTGGTTCCATTTTATTGTTATTCAGAATAAAATGTTTTATAGTTTATTTAGGTGATAAATCATAAGATAGTACATTATCATAAATAGTCCAGTTATCAAGTTTAGTATACCTCTTAATAGGTATAAGAATATACTCTTGAACATCTCCATACTCTATACATAGCTGAGGAATCTTATCGTTCATTTTGTTCATTATAAAGTTATAAAATGGTGTTTTATCTCTTTCTATCATCGAATCTAGTACATCTTCTGGTGCATTAGAGCATATTGTATCTAGATAGTGTATTACTACTGCTATAATTTGTTGTTCACTAGAAATTCGTATAGAAAGGCTATCGTCATCTGTGTATCCTTGAATACTATTTATAAACCTAGATAAGTGGCCAGTCGTACAGTACTTTGCCATAGCAGCCATTTCTTCTACTAAGCGTAGTTGTATGTTTTTAGAGTATTCATGCTTACTTATATACATCCACAATGAAGAAAACACGTTATATAGTGTAAACATGTTATCTTTGTACTTAAATCTAGACGTATCTATATCTATTCTTTCTAAAACAGTGTCAATAATCTCACTATGTTTTGGAGATATCTCCTTTAGTATGTTTCTAACTTCTTCTTCGTTGTATCCATTTGGGGGCTCAATCTCCATTAGACAAACGCATGCTTTAAGAACAGAATCATTGATATCACTTCCATGAACATTTTGACTATCTTTATATACAGTAAATTTATAGGTATCTTCTGTATATGCATTTCTGTTTACCAAATTTAGTTCTAGTTCTCTAAGAACTTCAATCATTTGGTTACCCCTTATTGTTCTATTATTAAGCAAGAATATGTCTGCTATTTCCATTTTTGTGTATATAGAGACATCATCGTCATTAAACAATGATTCAAATTCATCTAGAACCTGTTGTATATGTTTTTCTTCTCTAAGCTCTATATTAGTTCTTAGAATATATTTGAGAATCTGAAAGTAAGGAATGATTCTTATTTTTCTTTTTATATCGTTGTTGAAAAGGTTTATTGCTATAGGGTATGATATAGCTTCATCTCTAAACTTTAAGAAAAAGAGTCTTAGAGGTATAGGCATGCTTTCTTTAGCGTTAATAATTGAATTTGATAGTTCTCTGATAATGATTTGGCGTTTATCTGAAGAAAGGTTATATATTTTGTATAGCTTGTTGCATAAGAAGTCTCCTATTTTTATCTTTGCTTCATCAGTTGTGTCAGTTTTCTTGATAAATTTCATGCATTCTTTTACTTTACGTAGTAATGTTTTTGAGTCTACTATACTATTAATACCGGAGTTTGTTCTAGATATAGAACTCATATCAAATATATCTGTTTCAAAAAGATAGTCAATGTCGGTTTTAGTATCTTTTGTAGGTATAACAGCAGATGTTGCTTCAGCTATAGCAAGAGCTCTAGTATCTTGGTATCTTTCTTCATCCATTCTTTACTATTTGTCTTATATATGATTATACTTTAGATATACAAAAATCTTTGTGTATATAAAATGAATAGTGTATCTTATCTTCCTATAATTCTACCGTTATTAGTTGGTTTTGCTAGTACTTTAGTGTGTCCTATGAGTAAAGATTCTGGTTCTATAGTAAAAATTAGACCTGATCCTAGAGTATTTTCAGTTGCATGGAGTATACTTTACCTACTAGTAGGTATGTCTTGGTATATATCTAGAAATAAGAGTGTACAAAATAAGAGACTAATTGATGCTTTTTATCTTCTATTAAATCTTGTACTATTCTCATGGGTTTACGTTTACTCTTGTAAAAAGAACAAGAAGTTCTCTGTATATGTTATCATTGCAGCATTAACTGCTAGTTTATGGTGTTATACTGTTGGAAGTATGGTTGGTAAGTTATTGATTGTTCCTTTAATAGGATGGTTAGTTCTAGCTACATTTTTGAATGTACTAGAAGTAGAGAAACTTGAATAGAGTTTTAATTTCAAATTGAATTTGAAATTAAAGAGTTGAAAATATAGCAACAACAAAATGAGCAAGCGTGTTAAAAAGAGTAAGTATAGTTTTACTTTAACTGGAATAAATACTGGTAAAATTCTTCATACATATGGTATAGATATGACTAGTTCAGTTGATGATGATAAGGTAACATCAGTTAATACTACAAAGATTTCAGATTTGAACACTGATAAGTTTACACCTTCTGTTGTCTCATTTTTAGATGAGGCAAAACGTTTACATACATGCCAGATATCTATGATAGACTTTAATTCTGGTATGAATGTGAACTTGCTTAGGTATCATTGTTTTTGGTGTAGGCATCCTTTTGACACTAAACCTATAGGATGTCCAGTTAAGTATGTACCAAGTCAGATAGAAAATACTTATCACTCTAATATAAGTAGGGAGACGTATACTATAAAAGAGAATGTTACCATAAATACTCGAAAAAGAATAGAGTCCAAAAAAGATATTAAGAAAGATATTAAGAAAGATATTAAGAGTTGTGAAGAGAGTGGAGAGAACGTTGGTAGTGTTGGTAGTGTTGGTAGTGTTGGTAGTGTTGATAGTATTATAGTAAATTTAGCTGAATATTATGAGACAGATGGTGTATTTTGTTCTTTTAACTGTTGTAAGTCTTGGATTGATGATAACAAACATAATAGGTTATATGATCAGTCTATGATGCTCTTAATGAAGATGTATAATAACACAGTTGGGACTAGAGTCCTTAATATTAACGCAGCACCTCATTGGCGCTTATTAGAACAATATGGTGGAAATCTAAACATTATGAAGTTTAGAGAGAGTTTTAACAAGATTGACTATGAGTGTCATGGTAATACTAGGAAGAATCCAACATTTGTTCCTATAGGAACTATGTTTGAAGAAAAAATAAAGTTTTGATTATATAAAGATGCCAGAGCAAAGAGTGATGTTTATTTCTTTATTATTTTTCATAGTTGTTGGATCTATGATTGTTAAGCGTAAACCTATATAGTAAACCTATATAGTAAATATAGCTTAATATGAGTCTAAGAACTATATAATAAAATAATAAAAATGCGTGTTTTAGTACTTGGAGGAACTGGATTGGTTGGTAAAAACTTGGAAGATTATGTTAAGATAAACTCAGATGATAGGACATGGTACTTTGCATCTTCGAAAGATGCTGACTTGACTATATATGAAGATGTTATAGCTCTATTTTCTAGATTTTACCCAACTCATGTAATAAATTTGGCTGCTTACGTCGGAGGATTATACAAAAACATGGAAGAAGGTGTAGAGTTCTTTACAAAGAATATGTTAATCAACATGAACGTTATGAAAGCTTGCTTTCAAACAAAAGTAGTAAAGCTTATATCGATGTTATCTACATGTATTTTTCCAGATAAAGTAACATATCCTATTACTGAGGAGTATTTACACGATGGAGTTCCTCATTGGTCTAATGAAGGATATGCTTACTCAAAGAGAATGGTAGATGTATTAAGCAGAGCTTATAATAAGCAACACAAAACTAAATATATTTGTGTAATACCAGGAAACTTATATGGTAAGTACGATAACTTTAATCTTAATGACTCACATGTTTTACCAGCTCTTATACATAAATGTTATATAGCTAACAAAACTAGTAATAACTTGATTGTAAATGGTTCTGGAAGGCCATTAAGACAATTTACGTATGCTGTGGACCTTGCTAAACTTCTTGTATGGGCTCTTGATAACTATGAAGACAATGAACCAATAATTTTGAGTAGTAGTGAAGAACATAGTATTTCATCTGTATGTGATATCATACGCAAGTGTATGAAGTATACAGGTGAAGTTATATATGATACTAGTAAAGAAGATGGACAGTATAAGAAGACTGTTTCTAATGAAAAGCTACAGAAACTGATAGATTTTAAGTTTACGTCGATAGAAAAAGGTATATCTGAAACTATAGAGTGGTTTAACGAAAACTATACTAAAGATATTAGAAAGTAGTTTTTAATCTAAAAATTTATATAGTAAAACTAAATATGAGTTTTAGTATAAGAAGAGAAGTATCTACACACAAAATTGTACCACAAGTGAGTGTACCACAAGTGAGTGTACCACAGGCGAGTGTACCACAAGTGAGTGCACCACAAGTGAGTAAAACAGGAGTGAGTAAAGCAGGAGTTAGTAAACAAGATGCGAGTAATGTTACTAAAAAGATACAGAATTTTGGTTTAGATATGTTTTCGTTACATAAGCGTGGAGAAAGTTTCATTTACTCTCCTCCTGATGTATCAACAACGCTTTATGAAAGTGAAGAACTATTTTTCGATAAGGCAAAAAATAGATGGATAACAATCCCTATAAGCAAGAAAAATTGAAAATGATTTTCAATACATAAAATGTTGACTATAAGAAACTTATCATATGACCGATTTTGAACAAGCATTTGAACAAGCTCTTGCTAAGTATGAGACTTTTAGAATTTCCGAGGATAAAGAAGAGGATGAAGATATACAACCAGTTATTTTATGTAAACATATAGACGTTGTACATGAAAACGGAATTACTAGCTGTCTAGACTGCGGAGAACAGATACAAAAGACTATTATGCATGAGAAGGAGTGGCGCTTTTATGGAGGATCAGATAATAAACGATCTTCCGACCCAACTAGAGTGCAAGTGCGTAAGTCTGAAGACAAGAATATAAACAAAGACGTTGAGAATATGGGATTTTCAGAGACGATTGTTTCTAAAGCCAATGAAATATATTTACAGGTCACTAGAGGTCAAATTTTTCGTGGGGAATCAAGAAAGGCTGTTATTTTTGCGTGTATATATCACGCATATAAAATTGCTGGTAAATGTCAGACTCCTAAAAATCTAATGGAGAACTTTGGGTTAAATAAGAAGAACAGCTTAAAAGGCTTAAAACTTGTTAACGTAAATTCTCCAAAGGATTCAGAGATACACACATCCGCATTAACGGCAGTTCACCACATATATGAAATAATGGATAAGTTTTCAGCAACACAAGCACAAAAGAATGAAGTAGTTGAACTTTATAATAAAACCAAGAATCGATCATCAAAGTTAAACAGATCTCGTCCACAATCTGTCGCAAGTGCTCTAACATACTATTGGATTTGTAGCAAGAAGATGGACATAAGTCTGAAAAAATTCGCACAAAAAGTTGACCTATCAGAACTTACAATACAGAAAAATGCAAAAGAAGTCTCTCTTGTACTTGGAACACAAGATGTCATGTAATTTTATACACAGTTATGTATAAAATCTAATCCTTAACTATAATTTGAAGCTCTTCCAACTACCATACTAGAACCTCCTACTTTCGGTGCAGGACTTGGAGCTCTAGGCATGCGGCGAGTATAGGGAGGAGGAGATGAGTTTCTAGTTAGCATATATGGAACAGGTGGGATTACAATCTCATTATTAGTCATAGATCTATTGATTCTCCATTTTCTGATAAAGAATATTAATAAACCAATTACTCCTATTATAACTACACATAGTAAAGCATACTTTACAACTGTCATGTTTATCTTAAATTTACCACTTCCACTATCTCCTCCACTATCTCCTCCACTACCTTTATCTTGTTCTTCTGTAGCATAGTAAGAGTCTGGTTTTTCTCTGATAGTTTGTTGAATCTGTTGAAGTTGTCCTAGTGTTTTTAACTCAGGTGGAGACGAAGCTGACATTAATATCATACCACCACCTTGAAAGTTTCCAGAAGGTGTATTTATAATTACAGCCTTGTCAAACTGTGAAACTCTATTAACTGAGTACATCGGCATCTTAAAGTAACCACCATCACCCCAAGTAGTTCCCCAAGAGTTTCTGCAGTACCAATAAGGAACATCATTTTTAGTAC